ACTAATAGTAGTGGTCAAGATGCTATAATAACTTTAAGAGTAGCTGGTTCATCCGCAGGTGATCCTTATCTAGCCTTTGATATAGCTGGTTGGGCAAGTTGGGCATGTGGTGTAGATACTAGTGATGGTCACAAATTTAAATGGAGTAGTGATTGGGGCGATGTAGGATCTAATACAAAAATGACATTAGACCGTTATAGCGGTAATTTGGGTATAGGAACATCCATTCCATCTTATAAACTCGATGTCGCTGGTGATATAAACTTTACGGGTTATTTAAGTGTAAATGGTAGTGTAGGTACATCTGGTCAAGTACTCACATCGAGTGGACCAGGTAATTCACCAACGTGGACGACTGGAAGTAGTGTATGGACAACCTCGGGTTCAAATATATACTACAATTCGGGTAATGTTGGTATAGGAACATCAAGTCCTCAGCATAAGCTTCAGGTTGGCGGAAATGTAAGTTTGGGTTCATCTTCAGAAAGGTTGTTTCGTCCGACACATTATTACTACCAGACATATTCAGGAACCAGTGGATACGCTTACCATTTCCTGGAGATTAATAACACGTGGGTCTTACATGTCAATGGGAACGACAAAATGTACATCAGGTCAGATTCAGGAGTTGTATTGGATGACTTCACTGGACAGCATAGATCTTTTGTAGAAAATGTTTGGACCGAAAATATTAATGACTATATTGGTCTCATCGTATGTGCAAATAAGAATACATACACGAGTGCGAGTTTTGCCACATATAAAGGAAATCGTGCGATTCAAATAAATGAATCTTTACCAGATGTTCGTCTCAGCAATGTTGCCTACGATAAATCGTGCTTTGGTGTAATATCTAGTGGTGAAGACCCAGAATCACGCGAAGATACATATGGTACCATAACGATCCCTATTCCTAAAGAAAGAGGTGATACGCGTACTTTTATCAACTCCGTAGGTGAAGGTGCCATTTGGGTGACCAATATCAATGGTTCCCTCGAATCAGGGGATTATATCACGACATCCAATATAGTTGGCTATGGTCAGAAGCAGGACTCTGAGTTCCTCGCTAACTATACGGTTGCTAAAATAACGATGGATTGCGATTTTAATCCAAAAATTCAACCAGTGAAACAAATTAAAAAGGAACTGGGAAATGTAGAATACTGGATAAAATACAAAATAAAGGTAATATCACAAGAAGAATACAATGTATTACCGGATACACAAAGGAGAATAAAAACAAACGCTGATGGTAATGATAAATATTACCAATTAATTTATGAAGAAAAAACTATAGAAGATCCATTAATCTATGAAATAGAAAATTATGTTTGGATACACGAATCGAGAGAAGAAATGATTAATTCAATTGATGAAAATGGTATTTTTATATGGGAAGACCATCCCACAGAAACAGAGAAAGCCTATAAAATCCGATACCTCGATGCTAATGGCATGGAGACGGATGAAGTGAATCATGTATACAAGGCAGCTTTTGTAGGGTGTACATATCACTGTGGTTAAACTAATTTACCATTCTGGAAAAGGTCAGAATGGTAGAAAGTTTTTACTTTACTTTCGTGGAAATGAGTCCATGATCGCTAGGGCAATAACACCCGCAATGAAAAACAACACGACATAATTACACTCGGTATCCTCCTCGCCAGTAGAATTTTTACGATTCTCCTGGACTGGGACTGGGACTGGTACCTGTTGTGAAGGCCTCGGTCTTTCAATAGGATCTTCGTCTAAGGGACAATAACCTATCATTTATACTATATTTTACAAATTAATTTCGACCGACTTTTTCTTTCGCCCGCGTTTACCCTTGGTCTGAGAAACTTTCACTTCACGAACGTCGCCGTCTTCACCTTCACCTTCTTCCGTTGGAGCTTCAGCTATATCCGAAACGTCGTCGTCATCGTCATCATCTACACTAGGTGGTTCCTGTGGTGCAATACTCGTCGTATTCATAGGTGGTGTTGGTGGCATCATAATGTTACCCATAAGACTCGAAATGTCGAAACCGGGTCCCTGCATTTCGCGTCGTTCACCGGTTTCAGGTGTTTGTTGTTGCTGAGATTTTGGAACCGTATTCTGAACCGCGGTCATCATGTTCTGAACGAGTCCCGGATTTTGTTTAATCACGTCATTCATGTTTGGCATGACGGATTTAAACATACTATTCGTTAAATGGAACATCATCGCCGAACCACCAAGCATCATAATAAGTTTGATTTCTGGAGCAACGTGCATTTTTGTTCTATACTTCACGTATAACTCCTCGAAAACCTCATCGTAATCGTCGACGTTTTCCATAACATTTTCAGACCATCCATCGAGTTGAATCTCAAATGGGTTATACTTCTTATTTAAAAATTCAAGACCTGTCGTACACGCGATAAGCATACGTCTCGAAAACTTAATTGATTTATCGACATCTATACTATATGTAATTCGCTTAACTTCGTTTCTAAGTTCATCTATAGGGGAATAAACATTCAAACGCTTGTTTACAGTAAACCCCTTTTTTTCCAAACGTCCGAGTTTATTAACTAAATCGGCTTTCTCTTCGTCTATTGTTTTAAAACCAGGGGATGGTTTTTCTTCTTCCTCCATGGCATACCCACCACCTCCTCCCCCGTAGTCCATCTCAGGTTCGTCATCTTCGTATTCACCATAGTCGACTGGTTCTTCCTGAATAGCCGGTGCCGACTGGGGTGTTTGTTTGTTTGGATTAACAAATGAATCCATGTCTTCCTGAAACACCTGTGGTTGAGGTGGCGTAAACTGCGTCTTCATACGCGTAATTTGTTTTTTCACAGGCTGAGATCTAGGAACTTCAATCTCTATTTCATTCATCAAAGCCTGTTCGTTATCATCAAGTTTCATGATATTTGTATCTCTACGATCAAGAATAATCTCTCCGTCCATTACTCTTTATATTGAAACTATTCTATTCTCTTTAACGCACTTTATAAAAAATGTTGTTTCAATATAAATGAAACTTAACTCCACTAACAAAAATACTCTTCGAGCTATGCTTATAGTCGTACTCCTTTTGTGTGTCCTCACGATGTTTCGTACCAGTGGATACCAGGGCAAAGAAATTGAAATCGAAGCTGTAAACACGGGTTCGTTGTTTGACATTCCATCATCGGAAGAATGTTTGAAAACCGCTTACTATTCGAATAGTGTTGGTGGTGTATGCAACGGCCAAAAACTCGTCCAGGAACAAGCGGGTTATAAGATGAAGTAAAATCTCCGGTATATATAAATGGCTTTAGTGACTAGTCAGTCATCTTTACCTGATTTCGAACACGAGTATCATACGATTACAGTTGATACTATAGGTCAGTTAAGTAAGAATACGTTTACTGTTCATCTTCAACAAACACTAGAAAATATTGTTCAGGCGAGACTTGTAGCTGCACAAATTACAACTACAAATTCTAACGTTTGTTATATTTCTGTGAACGAACTCGATACGAATTATTCACAAAGAACATCAAATATTTATGGGTATGAAAATCAGGAAGTTATATCTAAAGTAAACAATTCATTTGGAAGTTTGATAAGTGGTGGTGGCACAGTATCGCAAATTATTTTCAAAGATAACTACCCAGTCGTTCAACAATATTCAACACCTATACGAAAAATAGACCGATTAACATTTACATTATTTAACCAAGATGGTAATACTATACAGGGTACAGATGATAACTTTTTTATTTTTAGATTCGTATGTAAACAAAAAAATTTACCATTCCAGGAGAGTGGTAAATAGCGCATATTTTTAACCTTTTCTTATTATAAATGTCTTCTGGTATTGTTCAACTCATCGCCATAGGTGCTCAAGATGAACACATTATGGGCGAACCAGAAATTTCTTTTTTTACATCAACGTTTAAAAGGCATTCTAACTTTTCACAGTCCGTAGAAAAACAGACAATACAAGGGTCTGTGAAAGGTAATTCCATGTCATCTATTCGGTTTGACCGAACAGGGGATTTATTAGGGTATACGTACCTTACTATAGATAATAACGCACAAGCACTCGATATTCAACGCTGGGATACACTTATCGATAAAGTTGAACTTCTTATTGGTGGTCAGGTCATAGATACACAAGACGCCATATTTACCGAAAAAATAGCTATTGATACATTTGCAACGAACGTCTCAAAAAGTGCTATAGGTACACACCCAGGTGTAAGCGCGCGTTCGTATTTTTACCCATTTAGATTCTTCTTCTGTGAAGGTCCACAATGTGCTTTACCCATAATCGCTTTACAGTACCATAACGTCGAATTACGTATACACTGGGGCCCGGATGCAGGTAACTATAACTTTGAATGTTATTCAAACTATTATTATTTAGACAATGAAGAACGCGGTAATCTCGTTTCCCGTAACCACGATTTAATTATTACACAGGTTCAAAAAAGTATTCCATCCAATGAACTTGTTCAAGAACTGACGTTTAACCACCCAGTTAAGTATATTGCATCTTCAGATACAACAACTGAAGGTGCTTTAACGTCTACAACAAATAAAATTAAAATCGAAATAAACGGGTTAGATATTGGTAATTTTAAATGGGCGAAACCACATTTCATAGATGTTATGAACTATTACCATACAAATTTCGTCACATCACCAGATTTCTTCTTATACTGTTTTTGTTTATCAACAAGTTCACTCCAGCCGACAGGAACACTCAATTTTAGTCGTTTAGATTCAGCAAAGGTCGTGAGTCAATCCATGGTCATTTCAGACCCAATATATGCAGTAAACTATAATATACTTCGTATCGAAAATGGTATGGCCGGTCTCATTTACGCAAATTAAAATGCGCACCTATATTAAATGGTTAAAAACATACCGACCCTCGAGCGGTCTACCAAAATCCGGTTTGGTAAATATTCTACAGATGACCAGGGTGAAAATACGATTGTGTTCAATGCCTCTAATGTTGCTATAGATACATCAAGTCCAGGGAGTATTTACATGACACCACTTCGTCAAGAAGATGATATAACATCTAGTGATATAACCATATTGACGTATAACACAGAAACTAAGGAAATTATAGATTCGAATGTACTCGCGGTTGAACTTTTCACGATTAATTTACAATACGCGACGAATAATGATAACGTTACATCAAATACGGTTCGTTTTATAAATGATACGACTTCTTTTGTAACAACTGGTAATGTCGGTATACAAAATACGAGCCCTACACACGCACTTGATATAGGTTCACAATTTCATGTAACCAAAGATGGTGAAGTACGTGTGGGTCCTTCCGTTTTAATAGATTCTAATGCAGATAATAAAATTCAGGTTTCGGGTAGAATAGATACAGATTCGATTACATTAGACCATATTGGTCTTGCTAATAACAATCCAACTATAACGGGGTTAAGTTTAGGTTCGAGTACGTTTTTACAACACCCAACTGATTCCATAAACGCATTTAGTACCACGGGTAACGTAAGTGCGGGATTTTACCACGGTGATAGTTACTTTTTATCAAACTTGACTCTAGACAATATCATTTTACAAGGTAATACAGCCGCTTCTAAAACAGTTGAATTTAATAAAAGTGGTACATCTTTAATCACGGTGAGTAATGTTGGTATAGCAAACGCTTTGCCTGTACACACGTTAGACGTTGGTTCAAATTTGTTCGTAGACGATATAGGTTCAAATATATTAGTTGTGACCGGTAATACATTCACATCGAGAAAAGCGTTAATTGGGTCAAATGTTACTATAGATACGTTAGGGTCAAACGTCGTTGAAGTTACGGGGAATACATTTACCTCGAGAAAAGCCTTGGTTGGATCGAATGTTACTATAGATACGTTAGGGTCAAACGTCATTGAAGTTATGGGGAATGTAAATGTATCGAATTATACGAAAACAGACTATATTACGGTAAAAAAAGATGCTCGCATAAAAGGAAACCTCCTCGTCGAAGGTACGACAACAACTATAGATACTATAAACACAACAATTGAAGATGCCGTTATAAGTCTCGCTAACAATAACGAATTAGCAACTACAGATATTGGTATTATCATGAAACAACCCGGTAGTAACGCGAATCCAACGGTAACTTTTAGAGGCGACGAAAAAGAAATAATGATCGGCTACACGCTAAACAGTTCTTTAGATACCGAAATCACACCCGATTCCGCAAACGTCATAGATTTACACGTCTACGGTAACGTAATAGCACAAAACAACATAACGCTCACATCGGGTGAATTAACAGCCATTACACTAAACGGTAACGTTGTTGGTAATAATGTAGATGTGATTACTTTGAATGGTAACGTTATTGGTAATAATGTAGATGTGATTACTCTAACAGGTAACGTTGTTGGTAATAATGTAGATGTGATTACTTTGAATGGTAACGTTATTGGTAATAATGTAGATGTGATTACTTTGAATGGTAATGTCGTAGGTGATAATGTGAATGTAATTACTTTGAATGGTAATGTGGTCGGGGATAATGTAGATGTGATTACTTTGAATGGTAATGTGGTTGGGGATAACGTCGTTGCTTCGACAATAAATGCGATAACAACAAACAGTAATGTTGTCGGGGATAATGTGAGTGCGATTACACTTTATGGTAATGTCTCTGGGGATAATGTGAATGCAATTACTTTGAATGGTAATGTAGTCGGGGATAACGTCGTTGCTTCGACAATAAATGCGATAACAACAAACAGTAATGTTGTCGGGGATAATGTGAATGTAATTACTTTGAATGGTAATGTCGTAGGTGATAATGTGAGTGCGATTACACTTTATGGTAATGTCTCTGGGGATAACGTGAATGTAATTACTTTGAATGGTAATGTAGTCGGGGATAACGTGAATGTAATTACTTTGAATAGTAATGTAGTCGGGGATAACGTCGTTGCTTCGACAATAAATGCGATAACAACAAACAGTAATGTTGTCGGGGATAATGTGAATGTAATTACTTTGAATGGTAATGTAGTCGGGGATAACGTCGTTGCTTCGACAATAAACGCGATAACAACAAACAGTAATGTTGTTGCTGATAATGTGAATGTAATTACTTTGAATGGTAATGTGGTTGGGGATAATGTGAATGTAATTACTTTGAATGGTAATGTAGTCGGGGATAACGTCGTTGCTTCGACAATAAATGCGATAACAACAAACAGTAATGTTGTCGGGGATAATGTGAGTGCGATTACACTTTATGGTAATGTCTCTGGGGATAATGTGAATGTAATTACTTTGAATGGTAATGTGGTTGGGGATAACGTCATTGCTTCAACAATAAACGCGATAACAACAAACAGTAATGTCGTCGGGGATAATGTGAGTGCGATTACACTTTATGGTAATGTCTCGGGGGATAACGTGAATGTAATTACTTTGAATGGTAATGTAGTCGGGGATAACGTCGTTGCTTCGACAATAAATGCGATAACAACAAACAGTAATGTCTCTGGGGATAATGTGAGTGCGATTACACTTTATGGTAATGTCTCGGGGGATAATGTGAATGCAATTACTTTGAATGGTAATGTGGTTGGGGATAACGTCATTGCTTCAACAATAAACGCGATAACAACAAACAGTAATGTCTCTGGGGATAATGTGAGTGCGATTACACTTTATGGTAATGTCTCGGGGGATAATGTGAATGCAATTACTTTGAATGGTAATGTGGTTGGGGATAACGTCATTGCTTCAACAATAAACGCGATAACAACAAACAGTAATGTCTCTGGGGATAATGTGAATGTAATTACTTTGAATGGTAATGTGGTTGGGGATAATGTGAATGTAATTACTTTGAATGGTAATGTGGTTGGGGATAACGTCGTTGCTTCGACAATAAACGCGATAACAACAAACAGTAATATCTCTGGGGATAACGTGAGTGCGATTACACTTTATGGTAATGTCTCTGGGGATAATGTGAATGCAATTACTTTGAATGGTAATGTGGTTGGGGATAATGTGAGTGTGATTACACTTTACGGTAACGTTATTGGTAATAACGTAGATGTTATTACTTTAACGGGTAACGTTTTTGGTGATAATGTGAATGCAATTACTTTGAATGGTAATGTGGTTGGGGATAACGTCGTTGCTTCGACAATAAACGCGATAACAACAAACAGTAATGTCGTCGGGGATAATGTGAGTGCGATTACACTTTATGGTAATGTTATTGGAGATAACGTATACGCAACAAATAATATAGAAACAACGTCTGGGTTCTTTAAAGGTGATGGTGGTATTCTCTCGAACGTCACTCTTCAACAGGTCACGGATGCGGGTAATACGACATCAAATACGGTTCTATTTACGAACGCACACACAGCGTTTACGACCGATCTTACGTCTAACGTCGAAGTTAAACTCAACCAACTTTCTAATGTCATCATAACGGGTCCAAACGACCATAAAAGTTTACTTTATATCGATGGAAATTGGATAGACGATTACATAGATTTTACTTCCATAGAAGTTAAAGCGGGTGAAATTCTTTCTAAAGGTGATGTTGTTTATATACATGATGGTTCTGGAGATACACCCGAAGTAAAAAAAGCGAATTCATCCAGTGCTTCAACCATGCCTGCTATAGGTATTGTTATGGATGGTTCTATAGATCAAAACGAAAACGGACACGTCGTTACTTTTGGTACGTTTGGTATGGAGTTTGACGCGAATTTTCAAAAAGGTGAAATACTTTATGTGAGTAACACCACACCCGGTGGATTAATGAATACAGTCCCGTTTAATAACACGGATAAAATACAAAACGTTGGTATAGTTGTTAAATCCGGTGATAAAATTCTTGTTACGGGTGTTGGTCGTTCGAATGATATTCCGAACGCAGAGGAAGTTTATACACAACCAACTTACGTCTACGTGAACAGCACAGGTAATGAACTCAAAAAGATACTCGCTTCAAATTTGAGTGCAAATAACCAAACTCTGGATATGGTTACGTCGTGGAGTAACTCGACACAAAATACCATACAATCAACAAACGCAACAACTGGTTTCATATCATCGGGTAACGTTCACGTTGGAAGTAATATTTTCATTTCTGGTTTAATGGATTCAACAAACAATTATCTAACAATGGCTGATAAAACTACAGGTGATCTTATTAAATCGCCTGTATATATAACAACAGGAGGTAAATATGTTATAGATGCAGCAGAAGCCGAATTTACAGGTAATTTAACGTTTACTGGTAACGCAACAACTTTTTCATCAAATAATGTTGTTATACAAGATAGAATTTTTGGTTTGGGTGCAAATAATGCAGTTCATAACCTCGATATGGGTATTTTGATGGAACACAAGGATGATGGTGATTATGCCAATGTTGCTTTAATATACCACGCAGATGAACATAGGTTTTCGTTAGGGTATACACAAAATACATTTACAGATGATCATATTTTGCATTACATAGACCCTGACCATGTAATTACCTTTGATATACTAGGTAATACATTAGTTCAAAATAACTTAACTTTGGTACACGGTGATCTGACGGCAATAACAACAAACAGTAACGTCGTAGGGGATAATGTAAGTGTCATTACTTTGAATGGTAATGTCGTTTCCGATAACGTTGTTGCTACGAACGGAATATATGGTGTAATTGCAGGTTCTAATACTATAAGTGCTTCGACGATAAATGCAGTAACCGTAAACAGTAACGTTGTTGCCGATAATGTTGTTGCGACAAACGGAATGTATGGTGTAATTGCGGGTGCAAACACTATAAGTGCTTCGACAATAAACGCAGTAACTGTAAACAGTAATGTTGTAAGTGATAATGTTGTTGCGACAAACGGAATGTATGGTGTAATTGCAGGTTCTAATACTATAAGTGCTTCGACGATAAATGCAGTAACTGTAAACAGTAATGTAGTTGCTG